CATGAAAGTGAAATTTTTGATTAACCCAACCGGAAAATTCAATTTGTCTTATAATGCGGGCGAAATTGTTGACATGGATTCCAAACAATGCGAATTGTTATTGGAGGCCGGCGCAATTGAAATCGTAGAAGAAGAAATAATTGAAAAGCCAAAAGTGAGCAAAAAGAAACCGATCAATCCCGAAACCGAATTAGACGCTGAATAAAATGTTTGTTGCAAGAAGATACACCGCATTCGCCAATGCCGCAACTGATTATGTCAGTTTAGCGGAGGCCAAACAACATTTGCGCGTGACATCAAGTTCTGATGATGCATATATTACCAACTTGATTTCGATGGCAATTGAATCATGTTCCGCCTATTTAGGTTATTCCATCAGGAAAGGAACTGCGCGGTATGCATTTGATGGGTTTACCGGCGCGCCTGCGATGGTTAATCCGATAAATGGTCTAAATATACCATCCGGCAATTATTTTCGCTTAAATAGTCGCATTTTGGCAATTTTGAAGGTTTACTATTTGAATAGTTCACAAACATTGACCGAATTTGATTCAAATGCTTGGATTGCATCAACTGATCCAATGGGATTGTTTTCGCGCAATGTATTCATCGAATCATCGCCGACATCGGTCACTGATGATTTGATAAAATATATCATCGAGGTCACCGAAGGTTTTGAACCAGCGGGAACCGGTGGTGTTGATCCTGATAAACTTTGCCCCGCATCAATTAAGCATGCCGCATTGTTGTTGGTTGGTCAATATTATGACAATCGCCAAGCCATCACAGTTGGTGTTCAAAATTCACCATTGAATTTCGGGTTTCAATATTTGTTGGATGCTTATAAAATAAGTGTATTGTCATGAACGCCGGATTGATGGATCAATTGGTTTCTTTGCAATCTTATTCAGAAAGCATTGATTCAAACACCGGTGAAAAATTGCAATCATGGTCCGAATATGCAACCGCATGGTCCCGCATTCAAGAAGCGGAATCAGGAATTGAAAGTGTTGATGCGGACCGAAGGGAACACAAACAAACAGTTCAATTCACCATCAGATACAATTCATCAGTTCAGGTCAAACACCGCATTGTTTGGGATTCAAGAAATTTTAACATCATCAACATTGCGAATATTGATCGCGACATGTATTTGAAAATTCAAGGCGAATTGGTAGAATGAAAAATCAGGTTCAAGGGTTGGCGGAAACAATTGATGCATTGCAAAAAATTGGTGTTGAAATTGACACCGAAAAATTGCGCGCAGATATTCGAGAATTGGCAAGGCCAGTCATCGACACCGCAAAATCATTGGCCCCGCATGATTCAGGACAATTGGCAAGTTCAATCGGGTTTATATCCAATTCAGATGCAAAATATAAATACACAGTGATGATTGCGCCCAATTTGCGCAGTGAACATGGATATTTGGCATTATGGTATGAATTTGGAGGTCAGGCGGAAAGATTCACAAAATCGGGGGCGCATCGCGGCCGGATTCCAATGCACCCATTCATGCGACCAGCATTTGACATGCACAAAAATAGAATTGCCGAAGCAATCAATGAGAATATCAGAAAGCGCATTATTGATTTGGCAAAAAAACACAATATTTCAACAAAATAAAAAATAAAAATATAATAATATGGCAACCACCGGAATCACCAATGGAACATTGATCGCTATTTACAAAGACATTAGCGGAACACTCACAAAGATCGCGAATGCGACATCAAATGATTTTACAATCACAAAAGACATGATCGAAACAACTAACAAAGATTCAGCCGGCGCGAAAGAATATATCGCGGGTGAGTATGGATATACTTTGTCAGTTGAAGGCATGTTCGAAGAAGATGCATCAGTTGGTGCATTGATCAGTTGGAAAGAAATGATCACCGATTTGTTGGCCGGAACTGCGGTTACAATTGTAATGACATCAAATGTCACCGGCGATTTGAAATTAAGCGGATCAGCATTTTTCAATGATTTGAAATTGACCGCTCCACAAAATGCGGTTTCAACTTTCACTGCATCGATTCAAGGAACCGGCGCATTGACTGTTTCTGTTATTGCTTAATTAATTTGCCTATATTTGAGGCATGAAAAACAAAATTGAAATAGGGGGTGAAATTCATCCCCTTATTTTTAATATGAATTCATTGCGCAATGTGATGTCGCACATTGGCATGGAATCATTCGCAGATTTGCAAAAGCATTTGGACATGGCAAAAACTTTGGATTTGTCATTGGTTTGTGCATTTTATGGCATTTTAGAAGGTTATGAAATTGATGGAAAGCAATCGCCATTTTTGACCGAATCACAAATCGGTAGAAAAATTACAAAGTACACCGAATTATTGCCGGCCATGAATGGTTTTTCACAAGCCATCACCGATTTTTTCACCATCGAAGAAGGCGAAGAAAAAAAGTAAGTGCCAGCAATGAAGGCCCACCATTGACATGGCGCAAAGTCGAACAAATTGCATTCGGCGAAATGGGCATGAATGAATTTGATTTCGGTCGGTGTTCACCAAGATATTGGCGCGCCCGATTGGTTGGCATGCGCAATGCACAATATCAGGAATTTCAAAATCAATGGGAAATGTCGCGATGGATGGCGGCAACAATTATGTCACCCCATTTGAAAAAACCCATCGCCCCAAACAAGTTGATGGCATTCCCATGGGAAATCATTGAACCTGATGATATTGTTGCAAAAATTACTCAATATGCGGATATATTTGCGAAGTTAACCCCGCCAGCCGAAGCATGAAAGCAATAAATGCAGTTTATAATATTTTATCCAATAATGCAGCATTGACGGCGGTTGTTTCGACCCGAATCAATCCATTGAGGATCCCACAAGAATCATCATTTCCGGCGATTTCTTATCAATTGGTTTCATTGGTTCCACACCCATCCAAATCAGGACCATCGGAAAGTGATTTTGCAAGGGTTCAGATCAATTCATTTGGGACATCTTATCAAAGTGCGGTTCAGGTTGCTGATCTTGTCAGAAATGCGATGCAATTGACATTGCCGGCGACATTCAATTCGGTATTTGTTCAGACATGCGAATATGATGGTGAAGCCCATATGAGTGAAGACAATGCGGGATTTGCGGGAATTTATCATATTGCCCAAGATTATATCATTAATTACAACAAATAATGGCCAAATCCCAATCACTCAATATCATCATCGGGGCCGATATTCAAAACCTTAAAAAGGGATTGGATGCGGCGGTTGTTGCAACCCAAAAAGCCGGCAAAGATTTGTCAGGCGCGACCGGTGAGGCCATCAAAGGGATGCAAGATCAGTTTGCCAAATTGGCCGCGTCAAAGCCATCAATGTCAACTGTGCGACAAATGCAAAATATTGCAATGACGGCCCGATCATTGGGTCCTGAATTTCAACAATTTGCAAATGAAGTGATCAAAGAGGCCGGCCGGATCAAAGATTCAGTTGGTGACATGCGAGCGGAAATTGGATATTTTGCCAGCGATACAAGGCGATTGGATGCGGTGTTGGGTGGTGTTCAAGGTTTGGCCGGTGCATTCAGCGCGGTTGAAGGCGCGGCGGCATTGATGGGGATTGAATCAAAGGATCTTCAAAAAACAATGGTTCAATTGCAAGGCGCATTGGCCTTGGTTAATGGATTGCAAGCGCTTCAAAGTGCATTGCAAGCGGAAAGCGCATTCATGGTTGGATTAAATACCGCAGCGGTGAGAATTCAAACCTATGTGATGGGTCAAGCCACAGTTGCGGCGCGGGTTTATGCCGGCGCATTAATAGCAACCGGCGCGGGCGCAATCTTGGTTGCAATCGGATTGATTGCATCAGCATTTTCCAATGTCAAGGACAAAACAAAAGACACAACAAAGGCGGTTGATACATTAACCGAAGCATATAACAAACAAGCGGAATCATCCAAAGAAGCATCAAAAAACGGGATGGAAATCGCCGATCAATTGTTGAAGAAAGAATTGGATGCCGCCAAATTGCGCGGTGCAAGTGATAAGGAACAAACACAAATTGAAATTGCATTTTGGCAAAAAAGGAAATCCAATTTGGAATCCAATTTGGCCGGTTATGACAAATATTCGGCACAATATTTACAAATTAGACGAAACATATCAGAAACCGAAGGCAAAATCGAAGAACTGCAAACAAGTCAATCAATTGCCAATGGCGAAAAAAGGCGCGAAGCAAAAAAGAAGGCGCAACAAAAAGAATTTGACGATTCAATCGCATTGATTAAAGCCCAAGGGCAAGCGACAAATGATGCTGAAAAATTCTTTATTGAACGAAATAAAAAGTTAAAAGAAAAGGCCGTATCGGATGAATTAAAATCAAAAAAATTCAGCGGTGCAAATATGATTGCCGGGACTGCGATTGCACCGGCTTTGATTCAGGTCAAAATTGATCCCAAATCCTATTCACAAGTAGTTCAAGATTTTGACAAATTAACACAAGATATTGGCGCGGCAATTTCCGCATTAGGTGTTGATATTGCAGTTGGTTTTGGCGAAGCAATTGGCGGTGCATTGTCAGGACAAAAAGATGCCATGGCAAATTTTGGTGATGCAATCATTATGGCATTGGGTGGATTTATGTCAACAGTTGGTAAATTGTTAATTACCTATGCAATTGGTGTTGAAAAATTCAAAACCGCATTTTCAGATTGGCGCGCTGCATTAGCGGCCGGTATTGCATTGGTAGCCATTGGCGCAACAATTAAAAACACAATGTCAAAAGGTCCATCGGTGCCAGCATTTGCCGATGGTGGTATTGTTAGCGGTCCGACATTAGGTTTGATGGGTGAATATCCCGGTGCAAGATCAAATCCCGAAGTTATTGCACCATTAAGCAAATTAAAGACATTAATGCGATCAGATCAATCAAGCGGGTATATTGCATCAACAACAATTCAGGGGCGCGATTTGGCGATTGTATTGGAAAGATATAACAAAGATTCAAAGCGCGGATAATGGCAAGGAAATATTTTGGTTCATTCTATTCAATAACCAACAATCAATATCGGGTTGAATTATGGGATTCCGCATCAGGAACCACACCGGAAATCACCGCGCGATTATATGCCGAAAGGGTATTGGCCGCCGGAGGTTATCAAGAAGGTTCATCATGCTTATTGACCAAATTACAATCGCTTAATTCATCAACTGAATTAATATTGGCATCAGATGGTTTCAATTTAGAAATTCAAGGCCAAGGAACACCATGGTATGAATCGCCAATCAGATCATCAAAAGTTTCAACACAATGGGTCATTCCTGATCAAACAGTGTTGGATGATTTTATTTCATTGTCAACCAATCTTGAAAATTATTGGGCCTTAATTGTTTATCGAGATAATGCGCCATTTTTTATCGGGCGAGTTGTTGCGGATCAAATGACCCGATTGCGGGAATCAATTGCATCAAAACCAATCATTGATTTGACGGCGGTTGATGGATTGGAATTGATGGAGGGGTTCAAAGTGGATGAATCATGGTTCACCGATGGAAAGATTCAACCAACATATCTGATCCGAAAATGTCTTGAAAAATTAAATTTATATAATTATTGGGTTACCCTTGGAATCAGCAATTCATATTTTTATGATGCATCGGTAATTTATGCAACAAATGCAGTTAGAAAGGGATTGGATGTCATGTATTTAGACATCAATACTTTTTTGCCTGATTATGATCCATTCCAAGATGTCAAATCAATTGATGTCATCAATGGCATTTATGAGCCATTAAATATGATTGATTGCAGAAAGGCAATCGAAATGCTTGCAATCAATTTTGGATGCCGATTCATGCATGATAAGGGATCATATTGGTTCTATGCTGCAAATGGATATGCGGGTTCTACAATCGCTTATCGCCGGTATTCCTATACAATGGGATATCAAGGTGCATCAACCTATTCACACCGCCAAACAATTGGGTCCCATGCGCGCCCTGAATGGATGGCAAAACCTTCTTTGACTTATCAACCAGCCATTCAAAAATTGGTGATCAATCAAAAAAGGCAAATGGGCGCAAAGAAAGTCAGATCATATGATGACAAAGCGACCCCGGCATTTGAATTGATTTCAACACAAATCCCAACCGGATCAACACCAGATTCGGCACCAATGCGAATTCGGGTTATTTCCAAATCTGAAATTTATCGGGCAAGCGGGACGAAGAAAGAGGACCGGACATTTATGAATGTCATGATTTGGGTTGAAAATTCATCAGGCGCAAAGATGCAAGCCAATGGCAGCGGATATTGGTCATCGGTGGGGGTTGCAACCGGCGAATTGGTTGAAAAAATCACCCTTGACATGAAAGGGACATGGGTTGACATGGTTTGGGAAAAATCATTAACAACCGCGCCGATTGGTTATGACAAATTATATATCAAAATTGATTATGTCAAAGCGGCTGAAATTACTTACACTAAATTAACCGGATGGAAATCATCCGCATTGGTGAACAAAGAATTTTGGGGTGCAATTCAAGTTGCATTTGCTGATTCATCAGCATATCAAAACCCTGATCTTGTTTATGACTTAGCGGAACAATTTTTCCCATCATCATCGAGTTCAGTTAATTCAAGCAATGTTGAAATTGATGTTGCATATTATACCGCGCCAAACAAATTTTCAGTTGGAAATATATTGGTAAGCGATGGAACAAATACAATTTTGGAAACTGATTGGCATGCGGGATATGATTCAATAACAACCGGAACATTGACCAAAATGTTGGGAAATACTTTGTCCGGCCTTTATGCAAATTTTGTTCCAATCATTCAAGGAAATTGGATTGATTCGGGATCATATTCACCAATAAAATCCCTTTATTTTGACAATTATACTTGGTTATTAAATGGGGTTCAATATTCAGGGCGATCAGAACAATGGAATGGCGAATGGTTGGCAGTCAGCCCGGTGTATGCTGATTTAACAACAACCGGTGAAGGATTGCGCATTGGCAAAAGTCCGACACAAGTCATTGGCGATCGCATAAATGCACAAGAACAAACAATCACAAGTTTGTCAAGTTACATTCAAAATGTTCCAAATCAGGTGTTGGAACATTTGGTGAATTATGCTGATCAGGCACCGACATCACAACCCACCCAAGATACACAATGGGTTGTTAAATTGAAATATACTGATTCAACCGAATTAGTGACATGGAAATTGATCGAAGAAGGAACAGTGACAACATACACCGCGGGGGTGCATTCATTGCTTACAAATTTTCAATTGCACACCTTGAATTGTGCAACCGGTAATATCACAATCAATTTGCCATCGGCAACATTGTGGAAAGGTGAAAAATATTGTTTTGTTAAATTGGGATCAGCCCATAATGCGACAATAAATGCATTGGGTGGACAAACAATTAATGGCGCGGATCATTTTAATTTGAATACTAATTATCAATCGCACACCATTCAATCGGATGGCATCGAGTGGTTTATAATTGCAGCGCATCCATAATTGTTGTAATTGTTTAATGTCATGCGATTATTTTTGAACCATTATGGCACAAGCAAGCGCAGATATCATCGCGGGTTCACAAGGATTCAAAAGACATGGGGCCGCAACAGTGACCGGTGTTTCCTATGACGCAATCGTCCCACAAGAGGACACAATTTTTACATCATTTTCGGTTCAAGGCGACAATGAATCAAGCGGCACCAATGTTTTGAGTGCGCGCGGGATGTCATCGATCACTTTTCAACAAGGCGCATATTTGCCCGCCGGAAAAGGTTTCAAAATTGTTGGATTTGTTATTTCATCCGGATCGGTTATTGGTTATTAATCAAATATCATGTTAACATCGCAAACACTCGGAATTGGCACGCGAGGCGGGGCGAATTATAGGGGCCAAGGTTGGTCCATTGTATTGGCTTACAAAGCGCGCATCACCGCCGATGGCGGATATTATGAAGGCATTTCATGTTTGTTGAATAAACTAAATAATTTATAATATGTCAGATTTATTGAATGCGGCATCATTGATCATGATTCCATCCGGTTATTCGGAAGACAAAGTATATAGTGCAGTCCCAACCGACGGAAGCGGGGATTTAAGTTTTACGCGCAGTTCCAACGGAACACGAATAAATAGTGCGGGGTTGGTGGAGGTTACTCCGTGGAATTTTATGAATGATAGCGAAGATTTTGCAAGTTCTTTTTATACAAAAGAAGCCACAACGATTTCATCAAATAGTACAACCGCGCCCAATGGCACGACAACGGCGGACACATCAATA